CCGCAGAACTCCAGTGAAGTGCCCTCCTCTCTTTTAGGAGACATGAGCCATTGATTCGGGTAAAAATTGGAGGGTCTGCGCCACGCACCGAGCACACAACTATCATCACCACTAACACATATGGGGGTGCGGATGGGACAATCCAAAGAAGCACCAGTGAGGGCAGCATTGCGTGCGGTGTTTAGTAGCCAGGTCCAACGATCTCCAGATTCCTGTCTGGGCATATGGTTGCCCAAATGTGAATGTGTGGTATACCTATCTTCCCTAAAACGATCTATGTACTCGCTGGGGAAGTGGCAAAGAGACATCAACCAACAATCAAACTCGATGAACACGTGGTCAACACCAGAATCCCAGGCAGTATAGTCGTTTCCAGTCATAATACCAGCACGCCAGTGAGAGCGGTACCACCTTGAGACATCGTCAGGGGAGGCTCGGCAGTGTAGATATGTGGAAGGAAATGCGTATTTTAGAATTTGAGTCTCCAAATAAAGTGCATAAGGTGAATCACGCCAGATTCTACCTAGGTGGAAATCAGATACCGTTTGACTAGGGAAGGCATGGGACCGCCACTTGGCTTTCTTCTTAATATATTGTCCCTTCGGAAAGAGTTTGACAAAATTATAAGCAGCATCCAAATTCTGTTTGTCAATGCTGTGCTGAGCGACCTTCTTTGTGCGCTTAGCGGCCCAGCTTGCAAGTTTTTCAGTGTTGCACTTGTCCATTAACTCTGGATTGAACAAATCGTTATTCCACGTAGTCACATCAAAGAATTTGGCAAATCCACGCTTTAAGGAAATCAACCGTTTTCGATCAGCTGACGTAAATATCCTACTGTGAGTGCCAACACGTATACGTTTCTTCATGCCAAGAGCATCAGTCAACTTATCAGCGCGAGTATGGTGTAAGGCATCCGGAGCACCATCAGGAATATGTTGCATTGTAGCATTACAATTAAGTAAAGATATCTCCCGAGCCACGTCATCAGTAGGTTCATTGATATCAAGCATTGGATCGGGCTGAACAGAGATAGTGGGTGCGGAAGGGAGAGTGTAATCGCTATGAGCAGTAGTCAAGACACTGTCATTGGCTAAAGGAGTGAAATGCTTTACCATGTCCGGTATATCAGCGGTGGGATTGT